CAGGGGAACTTTAATGTTTCAGGAGGTCAAGGTATTACAACAATAAATCCAAACCAAATTACAGGTGGTGCTGATTTTTTTGTAGTTAGAACTTCAAGTTTTGGAACGTTTATAACAGCAAGAGAAAATGGAAATTTATTTCTTGGACCAACAGCAGGTTCAAGAGCTATTTTGTATGAAGCTTTAACATTTTCATATCGCGGATTATCTTCCATGAATTTTAACAATGGTGGAGCTTGGGTTCCTACTAACCAATTAAATCAAGCAGGTCTTTATATAAATGCAAGTTTTACAAATGCGGGTGCCGGTGCAACATCTGAAGGTTCATTATTTCAGTTTCAAGGTAATACAGCAACAACTGTAGGTGATGTAACTTTAAATCAAATAAGCATGAAACCCACCTATAATAATACAGGTGGTACAACTATAAATAGAGGTTTATATTACAATCCTACTCTTACATCTTTAACGGGAACAACTCACCGTGCTATTGAGACAACTGCAGGAGATGTATTATTTGGTAATGGAAATCTTACTATATCTTCTTCGGGTCCTACGTTTAATATGAATGTATTAAATAACTCTCAGATTTCAGCAATCTATATGAATGCAACTGATGGAAATCCAAGAGGAGGTCTTTATACAAATATAAGTACAGGCGAAGTAAGATTAATTACATTGTATGCAGGTGGTGCAGGTGGTTCAGCAGATGGACTAACAATATTTTCCAACAGAAATGTTTTAATCCAAAACGGAGGAACACATACAGACGCAGGCTTTAGGCTTGACGTGAATGGTACTGCGAGGGTGCAGGGGGCTTTGACATTAGGAACGGGTACGGCAGTTGCTTCATCAATTAGCTACGGGTCAACATACGGACTTACATTATATGGAAACACGGGTAGCAATTCAGATTTATTACTGACAGACAGAAATGGAAATCTCCGTTTTAGAATAGTAAATGGTGGGAACATTTTACAAACTGCAACTACAATAAATGATATAATCATCGGAGGTACTGCATTTGCGGCAAAATCAATTTACACAAGCGCACAATATGGTTTAGTTTTAGCAGGTAGCGCAGGTTCGTCTTTTAACTTTTCATTAATTGAAAGCACGGGTAATAATGGCTTGTATATTGATTCGGCAGGAAGGGCTAAAATTGGAGCATATAACTCAACCTATAACAATAGCGCTATATTAGAAGCAGTAAGCACCACTCAAGGCTTCCTTCCCCCACGCATGACTACAACACAAAAGAACGCCATTGCTTCACCTGCGGCAGGCTTAATGGTATACGATACAACGCTTAACGTAATTTCATATTATAACGGCTCAATGTGGATTTAATCTTTAAAATAAATATATGACAACAACACCAACAAACGGAATAGCTATCGAACCCGTAGTATTCCCACTTAATCAAGGAACTGCAACGCGTATGTCAGTTCTTATTCTTAACTTTGAAACCACAGCTACAACTTGTACAACTTATTGGCAGTTGCTTACTGAAGAGGGTCAGCAGTTATCTCAAGGTAACTACACCTTAACAGATGAGCAGTTTGCCGCTTGGGGACAAGACAACAACGTAGTAAATGAGTATGTGGCTGATGCAATTGGAGTAACTATAATCTAATAAATATGATCACTTTAAATGAAAATCAAGTAAAGCAAATCGAGCTATTAATTGCCGAGATGCCAGGAAAGTATGCAATCGCACTCTTAAACCTTTTAAATGAAGCAGCTAACAATAATTCTGCTGACAGTACTGATGACACTGTCATGCAGCCCGGCAAAAAGATTTAATAGACTTATTACTAAGCATCCTGAGCTTTTAGTTCAGGATACATTATTAATCAGAGATACAATAAATCTGTATGTTCCAGAGGTGCATACAGACACTGTTGTTACACTAAAGGAACTTACTGACACCATTACTCTCACCAAGGAGAGAGTAACGGTAAAAGCATGGTACGTTCCAAATGAAAAGAAGGTTTACATACAAGGCAAATGTGATCCAGTATACATCACGAAAATTGTAGAAAGAAAGGTTCCTATCAAGTACTACGAGAAGTATCCATGGTGGAAGAAGCTGCTAGGCAACCTTTTGGCTATTTTTATTATCTTTGTCATAGTATATACGTTGTATAAACTATCCAAAAAACTAGTATGAAAACCAACGCACTAATTATCTTGTCTAGCATCCTTACAATCCTTGCACCGGTAGGTCCGTTGCTTACCATCGCCATGATTTCAATATTTTTAGATGTGTGTTTTGGCGTATGGCGTTCATATAAGAAGCGTAAAGATCAGGACATAAAATTTTGGGATGTAGTTCAAAGCAATCGATTGTTAGCTACGGCAGCAAAGGCTGGAATTTATACAGTTGGGATAACATTCTTTTACATAGTGGAGAAGTACATCGCAGGTGACATCATCGCACACTTTATATCAATAGAGCTATTACTGACTAAGGCAGTGGCTCTATTTTTTGTTTTCATAGAAGTCAAGAGCATGAATGAGAGCTACAAAGATGTCACGGGTAAAGATATTTTAGCTTCATTTAAAAAGTTTGTTACAGGGCTTAAATCAGAGAGCGACAAATGGCGGTAAGATCTTACAAAGACGATGAGTTACTTGATAAAGTTAAATCTCTATCAAGCTTTAAAAGTTTACCAAAAGGCTACTGGCTACTTGGCGTAAGATCAAACGAAGACACGCCTAACAGATTTGACGATAAGATTTATCTTTTCAAAGGTGAGGAGTTTATTTTAGTCACATCTGCAACAACTAATCCAGGCACACCGACGCTAAAGCAATTCCAAAAAGTAAACAAAAATGGAGCAGCTGTATTAAAGGCTGACACGTGGTATTACAATTTATGGAAGTATGGAAAGCACAACGGTAAAATTGACGCCTTGTTACAAATCGGAAATTCAGTGCAAGTATATCGAGACACTGACCGAGATGAGAAGTCAGAAGAACAAGGCAATCTTCAGACTGGTTATTTTGGCATTAATTTTCATCCTAATACTTATGATGTAGCAGCAGATAACACAGGCGCAACCATTGGATGGTGGTCAGCAGGTTGTCAAGTAGTCAATGATATGGACAAGTACAGAGAGATGATTAAGTTACTCAAAACAGAGAAATCTGTGTCTTACTGCCTATTGAAAGAATTTTAGTAAATTTGTCAAATGAAGAAGAATAAAACGGAGTCTACGTCAATCGTAAAGGTTAAGGTAAGTCGCCCAGGCGTTCATGCTAAATGCAAGACGTCAAAGTTAAAGTCTTCTAAGAATTATAAAAAGTCATATAAAGGACAAGGACGATGAAAGTACAAAATTACATCACAGAGACTCCAAACACACAGTGCAGAGTATTTGGCTTAAATGCCACAGGATCTACTGTAAACTTTAACGTACCTGCTTTATTAGCGTTAAATCAAACTCCTAGTGTAATCGCGACCAACGCGCTTACATTGGCAACCCTAACAAACGTAAACACATACTTTACAGGAACCGCTGGCGCATCTTTTGCAATTACTTTACCAGCCTCAAACTCAAGCCTTGATGGCGTGAAGTATGTCGTCATGTCAACAGCAACTAGAGCTACAACAACATGGGCATCAGCTGGTGCATCTGTTGTAGGAGCTCCTGCTACATTAACAGCAAACACACCGGTATGTCTTCAGTATAGTCATGCCAACTTAACTTGGTATATATCCCTATAATTATGGCACAAATTCCATCAGGACAAAAGTTCCACACAGTACCAGCAGGCGTTCAAACAATTGAGCGTGGATCCGCATTGGCTAATTCACAGCGTGAAATTTATACCATGCAAGATATAATTGACACAGCAGGTGGGGGATCAGGTTCAAACTATGTAATAATTAAAGCAAATTCAAATCCATCTGAAAATGGTGCTGCTTTAGAGCAAGCATATGTTGATGCAGCTACTTATGAACCTAATGGTAATCCAATTAGTAGTTTTAATCAATTTTACATTGTACTAGCTCCTGGTTACTACGAATTAAGCACTACATTAATTGTTAATTTACCATGGGTAAATATTATATCCATGACAGGTCTGAGAGATGTATTTATTATGGGTAATACATTTAACGTTACAGCTCATTCTGTATATATTCAAGGTATAGATACAGCATCAGTAGATGGTCTTTCATTTAGCACTTCAGGTACTTCTTCTGCTCAAACTTTTGAAAATTGTAGAGGAGGTGCAGAGTCATTTGGAGCTTACACTGGAGCATATGGAACTTACATAAATTGCGATGCTGGATATAATTCTTTTGGCGCTAACTCTATAGCAGGAGGTGTTTTTATTAATTGTACTGCACAATGGAATTCATTCGGTGGATTATCTTTTGCTACTGGAATATTTAAAAATTGTACTTCTTCGTATAGTTCATTTGGTGGATATACTGGATCTGCAAGTGGTACATTTGAGTATTGCACAGGAGGTAATAATTCTTTTGCTAGTCCATTAGGTAATGCTTCAGGAATTTTTGCTTTTTGTAATCTTAAGGGCGGATCTTTTGTTGCGCCATCTGGATCAGGTAAGTTTATTTATTGCCACAATGATGGAATTCCTTATAATGCAGGGTTTATTTTCCAAAATAAACTATAATGACTTTAGCAGATAAATCTATATTTATTGCTACTCCAATGTATGGAGGAATGTGTAGCGCAGGATATACAGAATCTTTACTTAATGCAGTTATGGAATTGGTATCTAAAGGATATTACATTCAGTATTGCAGTTTAATAAATGAAAGTCTAATCACAAGAGCAAGGAATACTTTAACTGAAATATTCTTAAAAAGCAGTTGTGGATATTTACTTTTTATAGACTCTGATCAAACGTTCATTGCTAGTGACATTGAAAGAATGTATAACGAGCAAAAAGATATATTAGGGGCTGTTGTTCCTATGAAATCAATTAATTGGGCATCTGTTAGATCTGCTGCTATTAATGCTAAAGAAGATTTGTCTTTACACACTGGCATGTTTAACATAAATCCAATAGATGCAACCGAAAAAGTAGACACATCTGAGTCTTTTGAAGTAAAGTACGTGGGCACTGGAATGATGATGATAAATAGAAATGTATTTAATTCACTTTCTGAAAAAGTTAAAAAATATAAACATAATACATCTGAAGTTTACTCAATTAAAAAAGGTGATTATGTTCATGATTTTTGGAATTTAACTATTGATGAATCTGAAGAATTACTTTCTGAAGACTATCAATTTTGCAAAATGTGGAGAGATAATGGCGGTAAAGTTTATGCCGCATCATACCCAAATATAGTTCATTATGGAACTTATGGTTTTAATGGTAAATTTTAAAAGATGAAAATATTACACAGCAATCAAGAAAACGTTTGGTTTATTTCAACTCCTGTAGAAATTACAGAGGCTGAAAAAGAAATATTAAAAAACGGAACAGAGGAAGAAAAACAATTACTTTCTGTATCTTTGAAGGAAAGATCTGTAAAAGATGCAACGAAGGAAGAGTCAGACTCTGCAATAATTTTGTATAATTCAAATAAGCCAAATGAAGAATTTGAATTAATACATGCGTCTATTGATTTGGACGATAATTCTGGATTCATTAATTACCGTCAAGAAGGTCAACACAAGCAAATTTATTTTTAATCATATGTCAAAAAAAATCAAAAAAGAAGAGCTCGAAGCGTTGGTTAACGCTAACCGAGTTTACAGAGACTTGAAATTTAATCTAGCAGACATCGAGATGAGCGTTCGTCGTTTAGGCGAGCAAAAGGAACTCACGATGCAGCAGCTTGAAGTTGCGGCAAATAAGCTCACACAGGAGCAGCAGTCCATCTTTGAAAAGTATGGCGATGTCAGTGTAAATCTACAAACAGGTGAGTATAATTAGAAAAATTTCCATTGGTCCTGACTATATGAAGTGCATGCACTACATGGTAGGTCAGACCGTCTTAGACAGAAGTTGGGAGATCAACACCATTCGAAAAGAGGATGACGGATCTATCTGCGTTTGGATTATCAAGGATGGTGAGATCATTAAGTGGAAGTCTTTTTCTGAAACAATGCCTATTTCAATAGAATATAAAATAGATTACTAGTGAAATCACCATACTGCTTCATCATTAAACCAATTGGTCTGAGGCGGTACGATAACATAAAGAAATTCGGATATACCGATTTCTATATCAGTTCCTCTCAAGAAGACCATAAAACATCTAACCGCCACGCTGAGGTGGTTTCAGTTCCTATTTACTATAATGGACCTGTTAAGTCTGGTGATATTGTCATAGTCCACCATAATGTATTTAAGTACTACTATGACATGAAAGGTCGTCAGAAAAGTAGTTGGAATTACTTAATGGATGACTTATTTTTAGCTGAGGTTGATCAGGTATATCTTTACAAGAGAGATGCCGATTGGCAGGCCGTTGATCCCTTTATATTCATTAGACCAGTATCAAACGAAGATAAGTTGATTAGCACTACAGGAGCACATGAGCCTTTGTGGGGTGAGGTTGTGTATAAGACGAACACTATCCCCAACGTAAACGTTGGAGACACAGTCTCGTTTACACCAGATAGCGAATATGAATTTCAGATAGATGGAGAAACCCTCTATAGAATGTACAACAAGAATATATGTCTAAAAAGGGAGAAATAGTAGAGGCTGCTAAGCAGGCTATCGATGAGTTGATTAAGGTGCTAAAGTCACCTATCATCACTCACGCTGAGGATGATATATCTGCAGACAAGATGAAGAACGCAGCATCAGCTAAACGCTTGGCATTTGAGGATGCTATGTATATGCTAAACAAGATTGAGGAGGAAGAAAACAAAGCATCTGAAACTCCAATTGCTGAAGTAACACTCGGCAAGTCAGGTTTTGCAGAAGGAAGAGCAAAAGCAAAGAATGGAAAATAAGTTATACTCCATAGTAAACGACTATATTAACAGGACTGCTGTTACCACTAAGAATAGTAAGAAGTCTTGGGAGTATGGTTACAATAAAGAGTATGACCTAATTGTCATATCTAAGGATGGAACTATTGGTGAGATATATGAGATTAATGGCCTGAAGATTGCCTTGCCTCAACAGCCAAAGACTGTTGAGAACAGAAACAATCACTGGGAGCCTATTGAGTATCCATCAGAGTTGCAAAAAATCAAGTCAATATTTGACTGGAACCGAAAAGACAATGCGTTCAAGTCTAAGTATGTTGACATGATTGAAACAGAATTTGATCGACGAGAGAATGGCTTTTGGTTTATTAATAACAGCAAACCAACCTATATCACAGGTACACATTACATGTATCTTCAGTGGACCAAGATTGACGTTGGTCTTCCTGACTTCCGTGAGTCAAACCGAATATTCTATATATTTTGGGAGGCATGTAAGGCAGATAGTCGTGCTTTTGGTATGTGCTATCTTAAGAACAGACGATCAGGTTTCTCGTTCATGTCTTCTGCCGAAACATCAAATACTGGCACAATTGTAAGAGACGCAAGGCTTGGCATTCTATCAAAGACAGGTTCGGATGCTAAGAAGATGTTTACCGACAAGGTTGTCCCTATTGTAAGAAATTACCCCTTCTTTTTCAAGCCGATCCAAGACGGTATGGACAACCCGAAGACGGAGTTGGCCTTCCGTGTTCCTGCCAGTAAGATTACGCGCAAGAATATGGATGAGGAGCGCGATGATGACATAGAAGGGTTGGACACCACTATTGACTGGAAAAACACAGCAGACAACAGCTATGACGGTGAGAAGCTGCTTTTACTTGTACACGACGAGAGTGGTAAGTGGGAGAAGCCTGAGAACATCTTAAATAACTGGCGAGTCACTAAGACGTGTCTGCGTTTAGGTAGTAAGATTATTGGTAAGTGTATGATGGGTTCTACATCAAATGCCTTAAG